TACACCTGCACAGGGTGTCGGCATGATGGTCAACCACAAGGCAACCGACCGTGAAACGGGTCAAGAAATTCAAGTGATAAATTCAGCGATTGAAATGGCTGAAGAAGACCTTGACTACGCGGTTGCACACGTTGTCAAAGCACTGGACCGTCGTGAAAAATCAGGTATGGTCGACCGTGTAAAACAAATGCTGATAGAAGCCTTCAGCACAACACCGACTGAACAACCTCGAACAAATGAAAGCGAGAACGAAATGAACGATAAAAAGTTTGATGATCTGACCGCGCAAGTGAACGGCATGATCGAAAGCATTCCGACGCTGATTGCAAATGCTGTGAAGCCTTTGATTGATGCGCAAACCACAATGCAAACCAACCTTGACGCAGCGAACGCTGTTGAATTGGCCGGTTACGTTGCTACGATTGTGAAAGCAAACGTGATGACAGAAGCTGTTGCAGGTGAACTGACGTTGAACGCTGCAAAAGCACTTGCCGCGACTGCTGTTCCCGGCACAGCTTTGAACGTCAACGGCGCGCCAATTGGCAACGTTGACGAATACGCCAATCTTGACCTGAACGCGATCATGGACGGAGGCAAATAACATGGCAAATGTAATTTATCGCGGCACAACCCAAGTTCAGCCGGTCACCGTGAACCTTCCCGTGACTTCCACAGCCTTACCGGGTTCGATGGTTGTTGTTGTAGGTTCAACTGTGGTTGTCGCTGTCGCTGCTGACGTTGAAAAGAATCTTCTGGTTCTGTCCAACAACGAATTCATCGGTCAGGCGGTTGAAACCGCTTACCTGTCTGGTGACACTGCGACAGCATACGAAACGAAACCGGGTGACCAGTTTCAGGTTCGCATGGCTGCAGCAACCTACGCTGTTGGCGATCTTCTTTCAATCGGCGCGTCAGGTTATCTTGAAGCGGCTGTTGCTGGTGAAGTCGTCATCGCTCGTTTCACTGGCACAGCCGGTGCAATCGGTGCGGGCGTCCTTGCTGATGTCACCATCGCAAACTCATTCGTAATGGCAGCATAAGGAAATCTGAAATGCTTAAATATACTGCAAACCAAGCGGCTGGCCTAATCGCCAACTGGAAATCTTTCGGTGAATCACAGACTGCAATGCGAAACGCAGCCGGTGCGAACCCGATTGTAGGTAACGCTTCGACGTTGCCGCGTGACGTCTGGCAGCGTTTCGAAACTGAAGCTGTTGAACTTCAGCGTCCTATTCTTGCTGTCTTCAATGACTTGGCGTTGACCCTTAGTGAACCAATTGACATTGGTGAAACTGTGAACAACTTCCTGACAGTGTCTGACAGCGGTGAAGTGAACACGTCACTTGACGGGCGTTCAGATGCCAAGGGTGACCAAGCACAGTTTGAATACCACGGCACACCCGTTCCAATCATCGACACGATGTTCACCTTTGGCTGGCGTCAGATGAAGGCTGCTGAATCAAAGGGTTTCCAACTCGACGCCGCAAGCCGAAACAATGCCACACGCCGCATCGCTGAAAAAATGGAATCGATTGCGTTGATCGGTGACGCGAAGATCAAGGTTCAGGGTAATCAGCTTTACGGTATCACGAACCACCCGAAACGCTCGACACGCACAACAGGTCAGACCCTGAACGGCGCGACCGGGGCGCAATGGCTTGCTGATATCACGGCAACTGTGATCCTTCTCCACGTGAAAAACTTCTTCGTCGCACCTACGTTGTATTTGAACTATAACGATTGGTTCTATGCTTCTGTGACGGACTTCAGCGCAGCCTATCCAAACAAGACGATTCTTCAGCGTCTTTTGGAAATTGGCATTCAAGCCGTTGTTCCTTCGTCCAGTGTTGTGGCTGGTGACATCATTGCGGTCGTGAAGTCGAAAGAAGTCATTCAGGTTCTGTCTGCGATGCCACCTTCGACAATTGCAAAGTTCCGTGCAAACGTGATGGATGACTACCAGTTCACTCGCATGGCTGCAGCTGCTGTTGAAATTCGTTTCGATGCTGATGACAATTGCGGAATTGCGCACAGTTCGCTGGCGTAAACGATAAACGAAGGGGCGGGATTTTTCGCCCCTTCACCACCCTTAAAAATTGGAAATATCATGGCACGTGCTAAAATTACTCAAAAAGGTGTGTTTAACCAAAAAGGCGAAGAACTGGAAGTTGGTTCTTTTGTTGATTTCAAAGGTGACACCCTGCCACGCTACCTTGAAGGCAAGGCGAAACTTCCTGACGCTGAACTTGTGGTCAACCCTGACGCTGACGCTGCAGTTCCTACCGCGCCGGTCATCCCGTCCGCATCTGTACCCGGTAAAAAATAATGACAACGTCCGTTGCCTCACTCATAACTTATGCAATTGCGCGGGGTGTCACAGTTGCTGACAACACCGCCACAACGCAAGCCCTGACACGGGCGACGGACTACATCACGTTTGGATACGTGAACCGATTTTCAAAGGGCTACGGCCTGACGTCACCGAACGTTGACGAAGCGATTTATGAAGCCGCGATGATTGAAGTCGTGACGCCAAATTTCTTCACCAAAACGTTCACCCCTGCTGATCAGAAAATGTTGACGCAGGTTGAAGGCATTAAGTGGACCCCGATTGGTGACACCGTTAATGGTTCACTTTCCGCAACCCCTGCCAGCACAAAAATTGAAGCTATGCTTCGTCCATACCTTGCAACCTACATTGGGATTGGTTCGGTTGGATGAGTAACGCTGACGACATAGCTGCACAGATTGCCGCTGCACTTGGTCAGGCGTCTGAAGCTGTCGGTGACGGTCCGTTGTTGATTTCAGTTCTTCGCGTTGGCGCAATGACTGGACCTGCACACAAACCCACACAAGGCCCTGATCTGGTTTTTCCAAACGTCAACGCATTGTTTCAAACGTACAGCACTTATGAGCGTGGTTCTTCCCTTGTGGAATCAACCGACATAAAATTGATGGTCGGTGCGGGACAGGGTGTGACACCAGAAACCACAGACACAGTTCGGTTCGCTGGTGAAACGCGGAAGCACGTGATTAAACGGATTGAACCACTTCAGTCAGGTGGTGTGGGTTTGTTCTACACTTTACACCTGAAGGGGTGACCCAATGGCAAGACGTAAAAACCTGATAGACTTACTTGACGAACTCGTTCCTGACGTCCGTGAAGCGTTTCTTGTTTCGATCCGTGACGTTCAGCAAGACGTTCAGATAAAAATCATGATCGAAGCACTTGAAGCCGGTGACATAAACGCGGCGCTTCGTGCGATCAACATTGGCCCTGAATACTTTGCACCGCTTGAAGCGAAACTTCGTGAAGCATATGTGACCGGTGGCAACTTCGTCACTGAAGGTGTGAAAGCAATCGCGACGGGTCAGGGTGCAACGATTGTCGCGCGGTTCGACGGTCGCAACCCAAGGGCTGAAAACTATCTTGCACAGCGCGCTGCATCACTGCTGACCGGACCTTCAGGGATCGTTGAACAACAGATCGAACTAGCGCGTGAAGTTCTTTCACGAAACATGCGTGATGGTGTGGCACCGCGACGGGCTGCACTTGACCTAATGGGACGAATTAGCCGCGCAACGGGGCGGCGTGAAGGCGGTCTGATGGGTCTGGCGTCTAATCAAGCCCAATGGTTGCAGACAGCCACAGGTGAGTTGCGTTCAGGCGATAGCGCACAATTAAGAAACTATCTGACACGTGAACTGCGTGACCGTCGACTTGACACATATGTTCTTCAGTCGATTGAAAGCGGAAAACCGATTCCTGAAAAAATCGTTCAGAGAATGTCAGGGCGTTATTCTGACCGGCTGCTGAACTTGCGTGGTGAAACGATTGCAAGAACCGAACTTCTTAGTTCGCTACATTCTGCACAAGACGAAGCATTGAATCAGATGGTTGATGCTGGAAAAGTTCGAAGACAGGATATCACGGAAAAGTGGGACAGTGCGACGGACAGCGCCACACGATCAACGCACCGCGCGGCTGATGATCAAGTTCGTGACCAGGTGACAGGCGTTTTCACGATTGGCGGCTATTCGATGAAGTTTCCCGGTGACA